CTAATTGGCGAAACATCCCTGATTGTTTTTACGGCCAGGGATTGGGAATATTAATCGGAAGCGAACAATTGGTCGAACAAGGGGTCACGAACCTCGCGCTTGATCTTTTGGCATACGGTCTGCAGCCAACTGCGGTCCGGAAGCGCGGCTTCAACACCCCGACACAGAATACTCGTTGGAAGCAGGGCGGCATAATTGACGTCGATGAAGATGTCGACAAGTCATTTAAGTTTCTTACGATGCCCCCAGTCCCGGGCGAAGCCTGGACCTTCATTTCCCAGGCACAGTCGACCGCAGCCTCAACATCAGGCGCGAACGAACAGGTTGTCCAGGGTGCCGGTTCTCCAGGTATCAAGACGACCGGTATGCGTTCTGGAACTGGTGCCGCGGCCGTTGTGCAGGCCAACGCTAGCCGTCTAGACGGACCGGATGGACGATTCATCCGCCAGATATTCGTGCCATGGCTATATCAGATGGACGATATGAATAACGATCTATTGCCAGCCAAGGTTCTTCGCCAGGTTCTGGGCGACACTCTAGGTAAGTTGGACGCGGCGTCTAAAGTTGATCACATGGAATTTCGCCAATCTAAGTTTGAATACGAAGTTCTAGCCGGGGCCCATCTGGGAGCTAAAAAAGAAATGGCCCAGGCCCTTCCGATCATCATGCAGTTGATCAATAATCCAACATTCGTAAGTAATGTTGAGAACGGACATTACACATTTGATGGCACGGCAATTTTCAAGGCTTTCACGGATGCAGCCGGATGGAAGTTCAGTCAGGATTTCCTAAGACCGATGTCGCCACAAGAAATTCAGAAGCACGATGCTAATACCCCTGCCGCTATGCAGCAAGCACAGATGCAGGGACAACAGCAAGCACAGTTACAGAAATTCCAGCAAGCACAGACTTTGGAAGACCAGAAGCAGTTGGGCAAGGCCGGGGCAGAAGTTCTCCGACAAAGCACTCAGCATGCTCTGGATTCTGAAATGGTACAAGGCACGCCCGGTAATACTGGCTTTGGCTCAGAAACCGGTCTTTAAACAATAGGAGCACACAATGGCAACAAAAGTAGAGAAGCCGTTATTGATAGATGGGCTGACTCTTCCTGAAAAAGTAATGCTTGGGCAGACGTCTTTAACTCCGGGATACGCGATTTTGATCAAGCTTATGGAAGCCGCTTGTCACGATTCCAGAATAGCTATCAATGATGTCAACCCGGAGGATTCAGAATATGAGCACGTTCTCAAGGCAAAACAACAATACTCTAGGGCTATAAACAAGTTCTCCACGCTGGTTCTGCGGTCTGTAGAATACCACACCCAGCACGGCATTGCGGAAGAACAACAGAAAGAGCAGGAAGCATTAGAAGTAACACGGCAGTAATAATCCCCTCGGGGAGTACTTCAATTAATTGCAAGGAAATAAAATGAGCGCAACATACGCACCAATCACTATAGAGTACATGAAACTTTTACGGAAGAACACAGAATTGTTGAAAAAAGAAATACGAGACCCGGCGAGGCTAGCAGAAATTAATGCTTTCCTGATTAGTCCGGATGCTATCAATCTTGCCAGCGAATTGGCAGAAGACGCCGATAGCACAACCGTCGAGCAGCCCACATTGGAGCAGGTCGACGCTGTTACAGAAGCAGAAACTGCAGCCCAAGCTGAAGCACCGCGCTTGGCAGCAGAGAAGGCAGCAGCAGATGCGGCCGCCGCCAAACTGCTTGAAGAAACACAAAGAGACGAGGCTTATAAAGCCGCCGGTATTACAGCCCAGTATGACACAGCCGGTAACATCACAAAACTTATCCAGGAATATCAGGTAGCTGATGATTCTGGAAATCCGATTGGCAAGTCGACCCATCTAGAGGCTCGCAGTTGGATAGAATTAGTCACAAAGCAGCGCGAGGCTCATAGCCAAGCGACCCGGGCTTTCAATCGTTTGAAGACACAGAAGACGACGTTCAAACAGCCTGTCGCTCCGGTCACCGTGCCTGAGATTCCTCTTCTATCAGATGAAGACAGAATCAAGGCCGCCATGGACCTGAATAGTCCAGACGAGGAAGTCGTAATTAAGGCTGATCGTAAACTTCGGTCCGATGACATCATGCGGTCCCAGCGAGCCGAGGCTATTCGTAAACAAGAGAAGATTCAGAATGACGCAACCGTCGAATTTAAGAGACGGCACATTAGCGATTTTTATCCCTGTCAAGCCAACGCAGCGATTATTACCAATTATCTCAACGCAAATAACCTTGAGATGACCATCGATAATCTAGAATTGGCTTATGCAGTGACGGAACCGCAATTGGCAGGAATGCCGGTTGCAGAAGTACCTGTACCTGAGGTTGTGGCTAATCCCCCAGCCGCGGTACCAGCAGAAACCCAGCCAGCAGCCGTAGCGGCAATACAACCGCCACCGGCCGTCGTGGCTCCAGTAGTACCGGCAGCACCGGTAGTAGCGGCTAATCCCGCTCAGCCAGCGGCTCGCCCAGGAGTCAATACAGGACTTGTCCCGGGACAAATGGCAGCGCAGCGCCCAGTTGCAAGACCGGTAGGACTCACTATGAAAGACATCCGTGGATGGACAGCAGACCAGATGAAGGCAGAGAGAAAGAATCCTGCCCGTAGAGCGGAGATTGATAAAACAATCGCTGCTCATAACGCTGCAAAGTCCGCCGCGAGACTAGTTAGTTAAGGTAGGTTTTTATGAGTGGACCAAATCCCGCAGCCCAGAATGTGTCAAACGTTCTAACGGCGCAGGCAATTCTATTTGACAAAGAACTTATCCCGAACCTGAAAGGTGAGACGGATGCGTTCGTTGCAGTGGCAGAACAAAGAGTTCAGCCTTTGCATGCCGGTATCAACCGGACCTTCTTCCAGTACAACACGCTGGCAGGAGACATAGCCCAGAATGCTGACGGAACCGTCGGCGATGCTGAGCTAATCACTCAGATCAGCGCTCCGGCGCAGGTTGGCGAGTGGAACAACTACACGAATTTCTCCTCGTTCTCAATCGCATCTTCGATTGACGAACTAGTTGGAAACTCGGCAGTTGAGTTGGGATACCAGGCTGGACAGTCGATTTCAGAATTGTACAGCGCTGTGGCAGATTCCGCTTCTACCGTTGACTCCAACGTCAACCAGAGCGCACTTCTGTCATCTCCCTTCACCCTTGATTTGGGAACAGTACGTGAACTGAAGCAGCAACTAGTTTCAGAAGACGTTCTGCCCTGCAAGAAAGGGAAGTTCATGGGCGCAATCAGCCCCAACGTTCTAGGCGATATTTTCAACGCAACGACAGTAAACAACTCTATCGTTGATCTTTGGAAGTACGCAAACATGGAAAAGTTCGACAAGATGGCTGGCGCTGACCAGACCATGGAAATCGAACTACCCGGCACCAACATCGTGTTCCGTCAGACTCCGTTCGTGACGAAAACCTCGAACTACAGCGGCAGCGGAAAAATCGCGTATCGCACCTACGTCTTCGGGAACTACGCTTTGATCGGCGTATGGCTTGAAGTTCCGGGCGACACAGATTTGGATGAAGGCGATTGGCGCACGATTGAGTGCCGCGTTGTTACTGACGCGCCTCCGTCGAGTTTCGACCCAACAGCTACCATAAACTAACCTGTGGCATCATGGAAACATGATGAAAATCTTCTCTTATTGACTCGAACGCTGAAATGCCAACGAGGCGGAACTCCTAATCGAGACCGTGAACGACTAAGCGAGAAGACGGCGTAAGCCGATGCAATAGTCTGAACTTATGGGAATAAAAACCATAAGAAGCCAATAGAAATATTTGGCTCCGTTCGAAAGAGCGAGTAACAAATTGAGGCGGCTGGGCAAGTTATAAATTTCACCAAACAGTAACGTTACCACCGGCTACCGGTGTTAACACTCAACGTATCCGGTTCATTGATTCGGTTCCGGCTATTCAATAAAACTCTTGACACGAGTTGCAACTTGTGTTAAGATTAGGATTGGGGAATTTGCCTCAAACAAATTCCCCTATCCACTCTTTTGAGGAGAGTAAAATGTTTGTTTATTTGATTACCAATATGGTTAACGGAAAGAGATATGTAGGGCAGACAACCCATACTTTAGAATATAGATGGGGCCAGCATAAGAGAAAGAATGGTTGTACGGTACTTCGCAACGCTATTAATAAGTACGGGGCAGATAAGTTTATTATTGAGAGCATCTGCGAACCGCCAACCATTAAAATGATGAACGAGTTTGAAATAGAATATATTCAAAGATACAACACAAAAACTCCGAATGGCTACAACATGACAGGCGGCGGAGAAGGGCTATTTAACCCCAGCGAAGAAGTAAGAAAGAAACTATCAGAAGCTAATAAGAAGTTATTGACAACAGAAGACAGAGCCCGTGGCGGGCACACCCAAGGGCTTGTTCAAGGTAGGAAAAATGCCCAGAGCGGTCTATTGGCGTCCATTTGGGCTGTAGGTGGGAAGGCTAGTGGAAAAAGCAAGTCTCCCGCGAAGCTAGCTGCCAACGCCGCTAATGGAAAAAGATTTGGTTCCTGGAGTGTTGATAGCGGGCATTTGAAAAGCCTGAGAACTCCAGAACACCAATCTAAAGCAGGTCGCGCTGGCGGTAAGATAGGCGGTATATCTGCTAACCACTTGCGTTGGCATACAAAGCGCGGAATAGTAAACCCCAATTGCTCGTTGTGTAATAAAGGAACCCAATAATGCTAGATATGAAAAAGGTTGTATCCGGCTCCGATCTAAAGGACCCGTGGAAGCACAAGCACGATATTAAGACAACCCGAGAAAGTATCAAGAAGATGCTGGCTGACGGCACGCCAAACTGGGTACGTTTCCCGAATGATTACAAAAATTTTGTTAGGGAATCTTTCCAGGCTGCCAAGGAAGAATCCGATAACCAGGTCTCTGATTATAAAATGGAGCACCAGGATATCCTGATGAATGCAGCAGCGCGCAAAGTCAACGCGATGTCAACACGAGATTTCATTTTGAAACTCCGCCGAAATGGTGTGAAATGTTTTACTGTAGATAATGGTTTCCCTCCCCAGACCGTCGCACTGTGGGCTGTTCGCCCTACCAGTAACCAAGTTCAGTATATCTGCTATTTACAAGTTCCCGCTATGTATGAATGGTCTGTTTTGAAGGTAGATCGTCATGGTCTTCCAGCAGGAGAAGATTACCGCGGTTGGCGTACTGTCCTGGTCCAACTGATTAGCAAGGGTTTGATGACTGAAAAAAAGGCTCACGAAGTCTTCGGCAGACCGACAGATAGCGAAGTCAGTATGATATACCGTGAGAGTCTGTTCTATATTCGAAACCACGTAGAGATGGATCAGGGTCCTGTAAACTACGAACTATAACGAATTGTAAAGAACTGTAATCCCCTAAAATTTGAAAGTCTCCGGCAATGTGGCCGGAAGTTATAAAATCAGCCGCGCCTCGGCCTAAAACAGGCACACTAGGACAGGTTCGTTTTGTCCGGTGTTCGTACGGAGCTATATGTCAAATCAGAATCCAACGGGACACAACCCGTTAGCAGAACCAAATCAGTCAGTGGTTAAACCAGTAACAGCAGCATCGCTTGCCCCTGCAACACAAGAAGCAGTAGATTCGACAGCCGTTCAGTTGAATCAACTTCTAAAGCTTATGATGGCTAAAGAAGCCAGAATAGCTGAGAAGGAAAATAACGACCTGGTAGCCTATCAAGCCAGGGCAGCCCAGCGCGAGAAATCGTCTAGGGCCCACGTCGAGAAGCAGTTAGTCAAGCAGGCTCGCTGCCAGCACAAGAAGGGCGGAAAGAAAGGTCCTCGCAGCGGCGTGGTAGATTATTCTGTCTATTTACACACCTTCATCAATGGCGAGAACATCATCAAGTGTTTCATTTGTGGCATGAAGTGGAAGGCCCAGGATACCGCTGAGTACTTGGTTCGTGGCGGCCGTCAGATTGCTAACCACACAAAGATCGGCTGGGCACAGGCCCAGGCATTCATGTCTCAGTCAACCAATTCGGCTTCATCGAGTGAAGTTCCGATGCAGGTCAAACCGGCATCTAAATTCAACGGCGTAGAAGTCAGTTAGTCTTCCAAGGCGTGTACCGTTCCGGCGGATCAGACTTGGCATCCGGATTTAATGCCGAGTATTTTTGAGGATAAAATGGACGATAATTTCCAACGAGAGATTACAGATTTGAAGATTTGGGTTGATCAGCTTAAAGCGCAAATTTACGCCTTGAGCGCAGAAGTAACTGAATTTAGAACTGTGCATATTAGTCGGAGAGGTGTTTCGGGACCTTCCGGTCCCATAGGTCCTGCGGGCACGAACGGCAGAAATGGCTTTGATGGAAAAAATGGTGTTGATGGAAAAGACGGTATTAATGGTCGCGATGGCGTGAGCAATATACCTGGTCCAAAAGGCGACAAAGGTGATTCTATCATTGGGCCGCAAGGTCTGGCAGGAAGGGATTCTTCTATTCCGGGCCCGGCTGGCCGAGATGGCGTTGATGGTGTCAATGGCATTAATGGAAAGCCAGGACAGGATGGCATTGATGGCAAGCACGGTATTGACGGTAATCACGGTATTGATGGCAAGTCTGGTCGAGATGGCGTTGATGGTAAAGACGGTGTTAACGGCATTGATGGCAAGTCCGGCCGAGATGGTACTGATGGTAAAGATGGCATTAGTGACATTCCAGGACCTGCCGGTCGAGACGGCATCGACGGTAAGAATGGTCGAGATGGCGTTGATGGCGTGAATGGCCGAGACGGCGTCGACGGTAAGAATGGCGCACCGGGAAAAGAAGGACTGCGCGGCGAACAAGGAAGGCCAGGCAATATTGATATGGCGGTCGCAGGCGCGGAAAGAGAGTGTCATCGTCTCGTCCAGGCAGAACTGGCGAGATTCAAAGCGGAGCTTTTGGCCGAACTTAATTTAGTTAAGTAAGGTGTGTAATTGAGCGGACCATTAGATAGCGCAAAAGTTCCCACAGCGTCAGTTGTGGGGGGAACCTATAATGTAACACCCCCTGCGCCCGTTGATGGTCAGTCGTTATCACTCCAGCAAGACGCTGCCGGGAATCTTCTAGTTAATGTTGATGTTGGTGGTGTCGGAG